AGTTCCAGCTATCAATGACAGCTGAGAATATACCTAGCTCTTTTTTATTGTCTACTGAGAACTGCCAAAACTCTTTTGGAGTTAACGCTTTTGAGTTGTTCGCTTTCTTTGGGTCTAGTATTTTAAAAAACTCTAGAACAATAGGTAAGTAATGGTCTAGCTCTTCTGGAGTTACTCTGTTTTCAATTAGGCGTTTATTACCATCTGAATCAATATAAAACTCTTCAAACTGTTTTCCACTCATTTTGTGTATTAGCTTACCTATAATCTCTTCAATAGTACCAGCGTCTGGCATGTGAATAAGGTGCTTATGTCTGTAATGCCTAGAGCAGAATTTTAAACAGTCTAGTAGTACCTCTGTTTTACCACTACCCGGAAGCCCAGACCAATCTGTGCATCCTCCTTCTTTAATGTTATACAAACTTCCTAGCGTTTTAAATCCTAAGTAGTATGTAACGCCTCCACCAGTATGATAGTAGTCCTTTAGTCGTTCCTTTATTTCGTTTTCCTTTACAATATCCATAATTTAGCCTTTTTGTTTATGTTCCAAATTTAACCTTTTTACTCTATCTTCCAAAGATTCTTTTATAGGTTCAATAGGTTTTGTATATCGTTCGTTTAAATACTTCAGCGTATTGGTTAATGTAGACTTCCAGTTTTTAATCGGTCTGTTAATTCCGTTTCTGTTTATGCTCCAGTCATTATCTACCCATGAATAGTATCTAAGTTTTACATCTTCTGGGCATACATTAGGCTTTCTTTTCAATGCATGTTTTAAGTACTCTTCGACACTAGGTACTGAGTCTTTATTTACATTATTTACATTATATACATTATTGTTAGTTGTTGTTCGTTTGTTGTTCGTTTGTTGCTGGTTTGTTAGTTCGCTTGTTAGCAGTTGATATTTTAAATAGTTAACTACTTGAATCTTAGTGCCTTGCGAAGTTGAAACGCTTGTTATTTCGTTTGTTGATTTTAGACGTTTTATACTTGTGCGAATTTGTTGTACACTTAGTCCAGTCTGTTGAGATAAAACACTCAGACCAGTAACCAACTCCCCAGCTTTTATAGTCGTACCTTTGTACTTCCTTTGCTTGTGATTTGCTTTTAATAGTAAATACATAAACAGCCGAAAAGTATTGTGGTCATCGAACCACTCCCACTCTAAAATCTGTCTATGAATTTGAATGTATCCTTTCATTAGTTATAATTTTTAAATTGCTGCTGCAAGTTAATAAAATCTGTGATACTTTGACAATTTAAAAACTGTTGCTCAAATGTGTATACGTTTAAATCTGCCTTTAGCTCATTCTCTATAAGTTGAAAGTCTTCGTATTTCTTGAGAGTATTGTAGTGCTTACGCATATAGATTGCCCAGTCATGTTTACGCCCAAATATCTTACCGGTTTCTGTAAGGTTTAAACCCTCCTCTTTCAGCATATTACAAATTATAGCTCTAGTATAAACTATCTCTCTCGCTCTGTTTGGTTTTTTTAGCTCTTTCCCTTCAATGTACTCTTTGATTTTCTGAATTTTTGTATTCATTTTATTTTGATTTTATAGTTAATAATTCTGCTCTTACGTTTTGGAATACTTCATTAAATGTAGCACGTTGCGTTGGTTGTATTGTTTTAGCGATTCTAAGCGACTTTAACTTACTCGCTGGTACAAATACATTCTCAACATTAGAAGTGTCGTTAGAAGCGTTAAAAAACGAATGTATCTTTTTATTGTTATTCATGTCTATGTGTTTTTGTGTAATCGTTCGTAATCTCTCATCGAGTCAAACTCCATATCTTCGTTACATGGCTCTTTCTCTGGTATCGCTCTAGTCTCGTGTTCAATGTCATCAGCTAGATAATCTGTTAAAGGTAAGTCTTGAATGTACTCGTTACCAATCATCCAAAGTTTAGTCTGCTTACATTGTTCAGTACTTGCTATATGCTCGTCATCATCGTTATAGATTTCTACACAGTCATCCTCTTGCTTACCTACTAGCTCAGTTCCTTCTGAGAATAGAACCTCTTTATAAGTTCCGCCTTGAGCTTTCCAAATAGTAGCCTCATCAATTGCAGCTGTTGCCTTTACAATTCCGCTTTCGTTTGATAATACAAATATTGTCATAATTTCTAATTGTTTAAATGGGGAGCTTTCGCCCCCCTTGTTTTTGTGTTAGCTTGTTCTTTAGTCTCTAAGCATTAATAATATATCATTGCCATCCTTTCCTTCTAGCCTTGCCTTAGATTCCTCTAGCTTATATGCTTCAATAAAGTTATCCATTGCCATGTCGAGCTTTGTAGTTAGGTTTAAATCTTCTAGTCCTGACGACATTAATTTAGCTTCGATTAGTAAGTTTTTGATTTTAGAAAGTTGTTTTAGAGTTGTCATATTTTTCGTTTTTGTTTATACAAATATAAGCACAATGTTTATATCTCACAAGTTTTAAACAGTTTTTTTTTATTTTTTTTTTGATACAAAGAAAAAGCCCCCATTTCTGAGGGCTTAAACAAACAATTAAAAAAACCTAACTAAATTATGAAGTACAAATATATCAATAAAAATGAGTTAATCTAGCAACTTGTCCAAATTCTTTTGAATGTATAAACGCTTCTACTGCTTCTTTGCTAATATATCCGTTTCTATAATGCCATGAGTCCGCTGGGCTTGGACTTCTTAGAGTCTCTACTGTGACGTTTATAAAATCCTTAGAACTTTTATGATGAACATGATGAGTATAGAAGTATCTATGTTCTGCATCTGCCCAATGTTCTTTGGCTTCTACGCTCATAAGGCTACCTAGATTGTGCTGCTTTGCTCCATCTCCATGAGTCGTACCAATTAACGAGTTACCATAGACTGAGTATTTACGATGAGCTATCGAACAGTCAAATGTAATATTCTTAGAAGTGTGGAAGTGAGCCTCTATCGTTTGAGATAAGAAAAAGCCAGACTGATAATCGTGGTTTGATGGATTAAAAATAAACTCAACATCTGCCACTTGTATAAGCATTTCTAATATGTCTATGTATAGCTTCTTAGCCGTTAAAAACATATCGTACCACATTCCAGAAGTATCTTGAGGAGTTCCGCTTGTTGTTGTTCGTCTAGGCGTATCGGTATGCAGTATGTCGTTACCACCTATAAACATTATTTTGTCAATGTTAAAACCATTAGACTTATCTAGTAAACCCTCTACTCCTTCAAGCACTCTCTTTACTGCTATGTTTTGGTCGTAGTCTGTACCAGTTTCATAAGCTGTACATAGTTTACCGATATGTATGTCTGCTGGGTCTATGATTAACAAATGCCCATCCTTTGACTTCTTACGTTTTATTGTTGGGTATTTAGGAGCATAGTCTCTGAACTCTTCTAGTAGTTCATCACGCATCTTTTCAATACCAATCTGCTCAGGCGTTTTGTAATTCGGATTCTTAAAGTATAGACTAGCATCTTCTGATTTAATCCAGCCACTTTTGACGCTGTCGACATCTAGTCCAGCAGCTTCTGCCTCGTCTTTGATTCTTCTAAACTGCTCTAGTACTTTAACCTCATCCTCTCTGAGTCTGTAACGTCTTGAACTTTTACTACTTTCTTCAGCTCTTTCGTGAGCTGGTTTGTTAGTTCTTTTGTCTCGTTTTTTCATATAGATAAATTAAGATAATTCCCAGCAATATAAGAATAATAATTAACTTGTTCCATTTCTTGCTGTCTGCCTTAGCTATATGCTTTGCAGTTTTCTTATCTTGAAGCTCTAGTTTATACTCTCTTTTGTCTTCTGTCTTTTGCTTTCTGTATTCTCTTCTTTTGTCTTTACGAGTAATATAACGAATCTCTCCTTCTTTAGTTATTACCTTCTCAATAATCTTAGTAATCTCTATGTATACAGTATCGTTCTGTATGTAGTTACTATCTACTACTGTATTGGTTTGTACTGTGTCGCTTGTTTCTGTGAATGTTGCACCCTTTTTAATAGCTTTGTTGGTGTGTTTCTTAGCCTTGTTTATATGATACTGAGGACTACACGAAGCTATTAGCATCGTTACAATTAGTATGTATCTCATAGCTGTTATTTTGGTGCGTATTCCTTAGAGAAGCTCTCTAGTCTTCTTAGCCATCCTCTTAAAAAGCGTTGGTTATTGGTGTACCTTTGTCTAGCTGTTTGGCTTTTAGCGTTTCTTGGAGTAGTAATGTAGTGAAAAAATAGACGTCTAGCCTCTACGCATTTTTCGAATAGTTCTTTTTCATCTGCTTCGTTGATTGCTGTTAGTGTATTCTTGCCTATGATACCATCTCTAGTAACTCCTAATACTCTCTGCATTTGTTTTATAGCTGTTCTAGCACCAGAACCCCAAGCCCAAGATACTAAACAGTCTGCAATACTTTGATGTTCTATCTGGTCTCCTTTTACAGCATCCCAGTACTTAGACTTGAATATTAAACCCCAGTCTTCATGATTCATTTCTAAGAATCTTTCTACCTCATCTTTGCCAAATACTCCTATCCAAGCCTTATAGGTCACCCCCTTCACCGTGTGTATCTTGTCAACACCACAGTGGTAGCTTGAAGCAGAATCCTTTGGGTCGTTGCTTTCGCCTCCCTCCCAACGATAGAAGAAAGGAACTATATTATTATGATTTGCCATTGTTCTTTTTTATTGATTCGTAAATATTACCACCAGCTAGAAAAGACAAAAAGGTTAAAAGCTCAGCCAGTACAAACTCAAAGTTTTCATAGGTTGTATAGATGAAGCATAGAGGAGTAACTAATATAGTAATCACATAAAGAAAGACAGCTCTTTTAGATGACCTCTTTACAATTACGGATATATGTCTAAATAGTTTCCTCACTCTTTTAGCTTCTTCTTTTTTATTTTGTTGTCTAGTATTTGACCTTTAATTCTGTGATACAAAAATACTGCACCACCAATAGCAAGAGCAAACTGTAAAAAGTTGTTAATGTCATCAAATGTAAGCCACTCGTAAATCTTTATGAAACCAGTAGCAGCCAGAGAGAATATCCCTCCTATGTTTGCTTCTTCGCTATTCATTAGGTCTTTCATTAGATTTCGTACTGCTTCAAGCC